TGGTACCCAGGGTCTTGCTGTAACCAACAAGATCCACGATGACGATGGAGACGTTATGTCGGTCTTCTGGAACAAGAATGATACTACTCGCCAGCTACTTTATGGTTCGTCTATAATTGAGATTCCATCTAGCGGTGCCCAAACTTTAAATTTTGGTCAGTCAAGACTTTTTACAGTAAACAGTGACATTGATTGTCTTGGTGATATGTACTTACAGATAGACGCTAAGTTTCCAAAATACTCCTCGTATACGGCCGCAACGGGCGTCGGTAAAACTGGTCTTGGCGTCACCCTTGCTGCCGAACCCTTTGCTTTACAGAGTATAATTGATCGTGTTGAAATTCAGGTTGGAACCCAGATTTGGCAAACTCTTGAAAAAGACGACATACGAGTAGTAAACGCTACAGAGATGACCCCTGATGCGTTTGCAGAGACTGCTAAGTTGTCTTCCCCGGGATCTTTGGCCAACCCCGTCACCACAAGGGCTTGGCTCGTATTGCCTTCTTTAACGAAAACTCTAGGACCGCGTCTTGGAAAATTTTCAAATCAAACAGAAGATGGATACCCAATGGCCGCAGCGCCACACCAGTCTGTAAAAGTAAAAGTTACATTTGTAGAAACCCCTCCGTCGAAGTTGACCTGGAAGGGTTATCAAACCGCCGACTCGGGGAACACCGCATACTCGGTTGTTATACAAGAGGATGTTCCATTTAGTGCTACAATAGATTTGAGCTCCGGCAGCGGCTCCTTCGATGCCAATAGCTTAAGTGGAACGCTTTGTTCCGCAATCGGCAGTAGTGCGGGGGATGCTGCTAGTATATCCTCGTGCCTTCTTTTTGCTAAACAGCAAATTATGTGCAACGAAGAACGTGAACAAATTAAGGCCATGCCTATGGGTCTACCAAAGAGACTTAAGATGACTCAAAATTCTTACACATCTGATTTGGGAACAGCGGCGTCAAAAACTATTGAACTTGACCACTTTTCTCTTTATGGTTCGCACCTTATAATTTCAGGTGATGCTGGATTAGATTCGTCAGGTCAGGCTATTAAATTAAAAACAGCGGAACTTAAACTAAATTCCAGCTCTTATTCCGGTCAGTTACCCGGTGTTTTACTAGAATCTTGTACAGCCGACTCTCTTGGCATATACGCTAATAAATACATTTATGGCGGCCCTGCGCTTGCCGCCTCCGCAACCTTCACGGTCGCGATCGCGCAAATCGGGTCTTCAGGGACCTACCAGATCACCGGCCTAACCGCTCTCAACGCCGCCGCGAGACTTGGTGGAAATTTCACCGGTGGTAAGACTTACACTGTTACACTTGGGGGGCTTAGCACGGTAACTACGGCTCCCGTAGTCACAATCAAAGCCAATAGCAATGGTAACTTCTCGGACGCGAACCAGGGCTCGTTCACCCTCACGAATGCTGGCGTCTTTAGCCAGGCCACCGCTGGTAATATTACCGCCTCCGTTGGTGATACACTTGAACCAATCTTAGTAAACGAATTTGGAATGGGTACTTATGTATTCCCGCTTGCGGCTACTGCATTCTCGGGCTCATGTGTTCCTTTAAATCGTTTTGATAGCATTCGTTTAACTTTAACATTTACATCGGCCCCTTCCGCGGGTTCGGGTACATTCGTAAACGTAACATGTGTAGGCGAGACAACTGCGCTCTTTAAGGGTGGCGCGGCTTCTCTAGCTATGTACTAAATCTAACTGTAAATGTAAATAAAAATGTAAATATAAATGGATACACTGTATGTTTATTTAAATTTAAATAAATAATACAATGTATTAAAATGGGTTTAAACAATTTAAAAAAAAAATAAATATATAATAATATTAATAAATGTCAGGCTCAATTGCAGCAGTAGCAGCTTACAATGGAAGTGGTACTCAAGGATATGGTACTACTGACGAATACGTACCTGGGGTAAAATCTGTTTTTTGGAACGAAAAAGACACTGATAAATACTATGTAAACGGTTCTGCCGTATCAGAAGTCCCCGCTAATACAAATAAAATCAAATCTGCAGAAACAATTGTATTTACACTTGATAACGACTCGGATGCAGTCAGTGATCTAAAATTATTAGTAAGTACTGACAGTTCCTTCAATCTCGCTCCGGGGTCAAATGGCTCGTTTACGCCGAGGTGGATATTGGCTGCTTTAATAGATAGAGTTGAAATATGTGTAGGAAATCAAGTTATATCTACAATTAATACAACGGGATTAATTAAAAATTTTTTGGATAGTAGCGAAATTGACCTGTTCTACAAACGTCGTCCAATGGCTAATGGCCGATTCGCCACCACCTATGCCCAAGCCGGTGTATTTTCAACGGTTTTTAATTTAGATATATTTGGAAACAGTAATAATAACTTAAATGAGTCATATCTTATGGCATGTGCAAATAATCAAACTTTACAAGTTAAAGTTTATCCCGCGGCATATTCTTTTAATGCGTCTCACTTCAATGATTATATTGCGAACGGTACTATCACTGCTCATTCTGCTGAATACACTTTTAGACTATTTTGTAATAAGAGTACAATGACTAACGCTGAAAGAGATTTTCTTAGAAAACAAGTAATTCCCAAAAGAACTAATATAACTCAATTTTCGTCTAGATTTAACGTCGCGTCGTTGTCCCTTCTTCAATCTGCAAAAAGCGTAACAATAAACTGCGATAATTTTAATATATATGCCGATGCTTTATATGTATTAGCACCTCAAGCAATGAATATCCAAACTTATGGTCTTGAAATTGAAGTTTATTTAAATTCTACTTCTTATTCAGGTATTATTCCACCAGAAATAATCAATATTAGATCGAAAGCAGGCGCAGCGCTTTCTAATGACGTCGTCGGCTTCAATGGGAATCAGGCCGAATTTGGCGAGAATTTTTTATATTATAAGATAAGTTTGGCAAATCTTGGTATTACTGATCAAGATTATGTTCCATTGAGTAGATACGATTCTATCCGTGTAGTTGTATCACCGGTAGATGAAAATGGGGACAATGTAGCTTTTAACGCCGGTGGCCAAAGTATAGACCCATCATTTTATAATTTCCTTGGTGTTATAGCAACGGGCAAATGCACAGGACTATACCAAAATGGAGCAGTTACATTTAATAATTACTAAATACATTACATTTTAGATACATTTAATAAATTTCCAATTTAATTCTTTACAGATTCCTTTCCATATATTTTCTTGTTCGAATAATTTTTCACGACTCTTTAACAATGGAAAATAAATAAGATACTCATCTTTATTAAGCAATTGAAAAAATTTATATAAAGTATAAGAATAGCTTAAAAAGTTCTTTCTGTTTTTAGGACAGTGCTTTTCAAACGGTTCTTGAATTTCATTAAACATATCAGTCAATTTAGATTCTAATTCTTGAGATATAATAAGTTGTTTATTTCCAGTAATTTTATGAATTATATTAGGGATGTGTTCATAGTATTTATTTAATTTCAATTTCTTAAGAAATTCTTTAATTTTATAATACGTAATAAGACTCTTGTCTGTTAGTCTTTCTTTTTTAATTTCGAGAATAAGTAATTGTATAACTTCTTCCGGAACAGTTGTGCCTTCCCGACCTTGTATTTGGGTAATCCATTCTTTAAAGTGATTTGTTCTTTTGTAACTATAAGGCTTTGTGTATTCATGGTTTTCTGCATGATTCCACTCTGGAAGATCTGATATATTAAAAATTTCTGTTAATCCACACGTGTAACAAATTAATTTTCCGGCGGCGGTATCACGAACGGTATCACCTCCGCATTCTTTGCAATTAAATGTATTTTTCCTTACTTGGACTATATTCTCTGCTTCGTCAGGAAAACATGTTGCCATATACATTTTATACATTTCTTCCCTGTTATTTTTCGAATCTAAAGAAATGTATTTAAATATTTCTCCATTATTGTTACATTCATTTGTATATTCTTCGATGTCTATGTTTTTAATAAAATCCATAGATTTAAATAAATAATCAGAAAGATCTCTTTCCGATTCTATGTCACGTATCCTGTCTTCTAGATCTTTAATTTTTTGATTTATCTTTTGTATGTCTTTGTTAGATTTATTAATACTTCTTGCCCTATGTAATAAATTTAACTCCGATTTATATTTACTTAAATTTTTCTTTTCGTTTTCTATAGTTTCTAATGTTTGTTCATGTTTTGCTATTATAGACATTCTAGAGTCTGTATGCGCGGTTTTTTTAGAAATCTTAAATGAAGACATTATAATTTATATATTTTATTCTTTTAAACACATTTTAATTAACGTATTTAATTTAAAAATATATATTATAATTAAAATGGTATGTTGATATCTTATTCAAACAATTTCAATGTTAAGGCTTTAAAAAGGTTATGTAAAACAAAAGGGATAAAATTTATTAATGAATTAAAAAAGAACGAATTATTAATCCTATTGAAACATTTTAACGCAGCCAGTGTTATTCAAAATAAATTAAGACAAAAAACAATTATTGACAATATTTGTCCTATATGTCATGAACCTCTAAAGTATCCTTTTATTTCTATAAAGGTGTATCAAAAGTTTTTTTATTATAATTTTCACACCTTTATTGAGTACCTTAACAAAACTCAAAACTTTAGAGATCCGTGTACCAGACAAATTATAGACGACACTAAATTAATAGAAATTAACAAAATGGTAAGATATTATTACGGTAAGACAACTAATAAAATACTTATTTCTAAGAGCATGATTAAAAATACCGATTTACATATTGTAACTTATTGTTTATATGATATAGTAAAAGAAATAGAAAACAGGGAATTGTCTATTGAAGAAACTTATCACAATATCTTACCTAGAATCATATATTATACTAATTATCTTATCAAAAATCATACAGAAGAAGATTCTGGTATAATTTTAAAAGCGTGCAAAGAGTCTATAACAAATAGCGTAATATTGGATTATATTAACTTAATAGAGATAGTGAACACCTGACCCGTTGTTAAATTGCAAAAAAATATTAATATAAAGAAAAATTATAATTAAATATAAAGAGATTAAATGACTGATTTCTGCAAAATTTGCGATCCAAAATGCAAGTATAACGACTGTATATGTAATGAAAATTTTAATTCTTTTTATAACATATACAATGAATTACAAGACATACGGGAAACGGATAAATTTGTTGTAACAAAACCGTGGACTATATCTACGATGACAATTTGTTGTAGTTTTAATAGCAAGATAAACTTACAAGAATACAGAAAAACTTATTGTGAAGAAACTAGTTGCAAAACTTTTTATAACTGTATAAATACTTATACGGGTGTTAAGTATCAAAATAAAAACAGGGTATCTCTAAAGATCTTTTCAAACGGAAACATTCAGTTGGCTGGTATATTGAATGTTATGGCAGCCACTTATGCTATACGCAAAGTTTATAAAAGATTGTGTAATCTTGACGCATTTGAGAGTGCTTCGCATATATCAAATGTAAGAATATGTATGATTAATTCGGATTTTAAAATAAGTAAAAACATCAAACAGGCAAATGTATGCAAATTTTTTGATAAAAAAGAGATAGACTGTATTAAAATGTATACATTTAACCCTAGTAAGTACCCCGGTATTAATATAAAGTTTACTAACCCGTACACAGAGAATATAATAACTTGTGCAATGTTTAGACCGGGTAGTATTATAATAACAGGGGGAAACGATATAAACTCTTATAAATTCGTATTAAATAAAGTTTTAATTTTATTGCAAAATAATAATGATTTTTTATATTAAATTAATGCTAACTCTATCTCAAATAAATAATATACTAAATTCCGACGTCACTGTTAATACTTCTCATAAGATATTTCAAAAATTTACCAATAGGTGTTTTATACATACATTTATAACCGACTTTTATAAATGTAATGAAATATTTGAAAGAAGCAGTGTTATAGTAGCATTAATCTATTTAAATAGATACATAAAAGTAAAATCTATTAATTATACAAATATTAAACAATTATTAGAAACTTGTTTAATATTGGCTAACAAATATTGTTTAGACTTTGAAATAACGGACTCTGGTCCGTTAGAGAGTCACGTTTTAAATGCAATAGAATGGAACTTATATGTTAAAGATTCTGAATATGAATATTTTAAAAATCTTATAAATTCATACATTAATCTCAATGATTAGTCCTTCTTTTTATCCTTCTTTTCGGAATGTTGCTGGCTTGTACCGGGGTCTTCTACTTGTAAATCTTCTTCTAATGTAGGTGTTGGGGTTTCATCTATAACAGGGGTTTCTTTGGGTTTTATTTCGTTTTTGAGTCCTTCTAGATTCTCAAAAAGCTCATTAACTCTAGAATAAAGTTTATATACAAAAAACGCTAAGATAGCCAATACACAAACTACCAAAACTATATAAACAAGACTGGAATCTTCTTCAGAGGCCATTTTAATTAAATATCAGTATTTAAAATACTAATATAAAACGCAATTATTCTGGGTCGTCTATGTCATTATCGTCTCCGGGAATATCAATACCTGTAAAAAATGTAGTTCTTTTCATTATAACCCCGGAATTAACAGGGTATTCTCGTGTACCTTGCTGAACAATCTTAATATTATTATTTGTAAAGATACCCATAAAATAGTCTTTTGTAAATTGTTCCCTAGGCAAATTATTCTCTCTGCAATGATCGTTAAATGCCTGAGAAAATACTTTCATTGGGATATATAATTTCTTATCAAACACAACCTTACCAGATTTCAAGAAATTCTGTAGAGAATTTGTAGTTTGTTCCATTTCTTCTTTATTTTCATGGAAATACTTTGGTAGAATATTCCAGATGCCCTTTTTACCGTGGGTATTTAAAGCATGGTAATAACCACGGACGCACAGTTTAAGTATCATAGGCAATTCTTTCAATAGTTTTTTATCAATTTCTGTATCTGTAACCATAACCTTCTTCCAAAAATTTACAACAGCTGTACGTCTGGATACACTTTCTGAATTATTTTTGTATCTCATCATTTTATTACCCCCCATAATCATAGGCACTTTCCAATCAATAGTTTCATCATTTTTGTATTTTTCAGAGTAAGTATTTCTGCCGCCTTCTACTATCAGTTGCCAATCAGTTTGTTCCATTTTAAAATTTTCGGCAATCTCTGGAGCAAGTACCATAAATTTATTTGCATGGGGTTTAATACCATATTTTGCGTCAATGTTATTTGCTATAATACCAACATCTTCTTCTTCGTAAAACTTCTGAAGAATTTTCATAAGTATTGTACTTTTACCTGCGCCAGCCTGACCAAGTAGATACAATAACACCTGCCAGTTATCAAGCTCTCCGATATCAAAACACATTCTTCCCATAAAAGTACATAACCACCTCTGGACTTCTTCTGTAAACTCTTGATAATCGAGAAGACTTTTGAACGTTGGACAGTGGTCTATTATCTTAAACCAATCTTCTTCTGAATATTCGCTAAAATTATTAAAATTAGTATCATGGTATTTACAAGCCACCGAAAAGTTTGTAATGTATGGATGCGATTCTCCATACGGAACAAAAACATCTGTGTAAACAGGGGTTTCTTCAGGGCCCGCAATATTATACTTAGTTATGTAGTTTCCGTTTTTAAAAGCAAACAAGCGCCTATCTTTTATAAGCGCAGGAAGTTCTGGGCCGACAAATTCATTGAAATATTTTTCTGCATTGTTAATATTACTTCCACCGTTTGCAGTAGCATTTTTCCACTGATTAAAATTGATTTTATGGTCCGTTTTTTGATAAATCAATTCTTTTATTGTACATTGTTTTTTCCACGCATGTGTATTATTACCTCTTTTAATAACGGGTTTATAAAGATTTCCTCCACACTTCGTGAACCCCTCCTCTGACAACGTCTCTAATAGAAATAGTAGAAGACATTGATAGGGCGTTTTTTTAGAATCGTCTGTAAAACGCGTATATTTAAATAGAACATCTGGGTCTTCATTTGAAAGTGAATTATGACAAGGTTCTAACGTTTTAAACAATAAGTATGTATCCCTAATGAGCCTTTCACTGTAAAAAATTACTTCGTACAATTTATCCCATTCTGACATATATTCTACAAAATCTTGAACACAAGTTTTAAATTTGGTATAAACTATAGTGGCTTCAAATATAGCTTTTTCTAGTTCTATTTGAAGAATAGAAGTGTCTATTTCGTCCATTGAAGAAATATTTAATTTTTTACATGCATCTTCAACGACGTTATCTTTACTAACTGTCCATTTTTTACTAAGATCTTGGAAATATTCGAAAATTTCATCCCGGTCGGCGTTTTTAACTCTTTCTTTAATTTCGTTACTCCAAGGACGGTTAGATTCAAGATTAGACTTTACTTGATATAATTTTATATAAAATATTTTTTTAT